AACCGTAAGGCTATTCCTACGTTGTACAAAATGAACGGTTGGGATGATACACGTACATGCAAGCTGGTTCATAAACCAATCGGTGCAGCTAGTCTGGCTGATCTTGGTGGCTACTTACAAAATGTCTCTGGATTTATCACAAGTGACGCTACGTTAGAGAATGCTATTCGTAAAAGAGCAGACCTCCCAGAACGTGACGATAGTAGCACATTCTTGGATACACCTATAAACGTACACCAAGCTATTTCTCAGCGAATTGGTATGACTAAAAGTGCTGATAAGCAAGCTGCTGTAGCATCCCCTGACGCCCTTGCTGAACAAGATGATGCGATGGTGGACAATCTGATGAAAGCTCTTGACGGAATATACGAAGGAGAAGCGTGATGATTGATAAAGATAATATGATTAAAGCCTTCTCCGAATTCCTTGAGAAACACTTTGGTGACACTAAGCAAGTTGAAGTTGTAAAGGCAGTCAATACAGAAAAACGTATGGCTACATTCGTTGTGCTCAAAGCTATGTCAGACACATCTGATTTTGATGCACATGGCGACTTCTATGACCGAGAGACAGTGGAAGATGCTTGCTACAACTTCTACGAGAATTGTATGAAAGCAAATCTAGGTCATCTGGTTATGGTGGACGAAGGTACAGCCAAGATTGTTGAGTCATACATCATCCCCGTAGACATTGAGCTAGGGGAGCAGCATGTACCAGCAGGTAGTTGGTTACAGACTTGGAAATTTGCTGATGATGCTCTCTGGCAAGGTGTGAAGGCTGGAGAGTGGAACGGATTGTCTGTAGGCTGTATGGCTAATGTGGAGACACTAGATGGATAAGGCTAAAAAGAAACTAACCAAGTTCGATTTCTCTGGAGCGAATGCACATGTAGCATTAGTGCATCGTGAACAGAATGGAGCGGCCAATATGTATAAGACGCTCATTACGAAAGCAACAGATGTGGTCGTAGAGCTGTCTATGAAAGACTTTCTGGAACGCTTCTTTTACATGTGGGAAGGAGACGCTAAATTCCTAGCCGATATGCTTGGCTACGGAAAAGACATGTCTGAATACACGGGTGAGAAGCGTCAAGAAGAAATGGTGGAAGACCTAGCCGAGCTTATGGAGCATGATCTGTATGGTAAGGTGGAGTTGTTACAGAAAGCTCGTAACGAAGGTGTGGATGCTGTCTCTGACACAGAACGTAAAGAATTAGAAGAGATTGTAAAGTCTCTTGCTAAATTTAGTAATGTGACTATCAAAAATGTTGATAATCATATCACTAAAGATGCTGGCGGGGAATCTCCTGTTAGCGATATTGAGAAAGGCAATGTTGCCGACAATTCCCTCCAAGATAAACAGGAGAAACCAATGAGCGAAGTAATTGAAAAGAGTGCTGTAGAGGCTCTTATTCAGAAGGCTCTCGAAGAACAGCAGGCAGAGATTCAGAAAGCTGTTGCTGAAAAAGAAAGCCGCATCGAAGAACTGACAAAATCTCTGGCTCAATTTGAAGCAGAGAAAGCTGAAGCCAAGAAAGCTGAGTATGTAGCCAAGGCTGCTGACTTCGAAGTGCTGGGCGTAGAAGACAAAGAATCTTTTGGCGTGGCTCTGATGAAGATGGCTGAACAAGAAGAACTAGCTGGCGTTATGTCTGTGCTGGAAAAGGCTGTTCAGATTGCTAAGAGCGTAGAAGGTCTTGGTGAAGTTGGTCACGATCTTGAGCCGGAAGAAGAACAGATTAGCAAAACTGCCGAACTACTTAAAGCCAAATACGGCAACAAGTAATTATATTAGGAGATTATAAAGATGACTAAAATCGCCACAGAAAACCCACGCATCTCTGATGTTGTTAAGTATGAACAAGCTCCTGAACATGGTTACTGCCGTGAAGATGTAGTTGTTAATCTAGCTGCCGCTGCTGACCTAGAGATTGGTACTGTTCTGGGCAAAGTAACTGCAAGTGGTAAATACGTTCCAGTTAATGCCGCTGCGGTTGTCGGTCAGGAAGGTGCTGAGGTTGCTGCCGCTATTCTACTTGAGAACGTCTCTGTAGCTGCTACAACCGACACCACTGTAACTGCTGCTGTAAACGGAGCAATGATTGTTCGTGATGGTGGTCTGGTGTTTGTAAACACACACAGTACCGCTGAACGTGCTGCTGCTGTTGCTGCTATTGAAGCTCTAGGCATCAAAACCCGTTCTGGCAACTAAGAATTATTTTTAAGGAGATTTAATAATGGCAACTGCTCGTGATTTTCAAAACCCATACCAGCTTACAGACCTAACCAGTGAGATTCAACTGATCCCTAATACTTGGGGTCTGGTTACTCAGATGGGTCTATATTCTGATATTGGCGTATCTACCAATACCGTAACTCTCGATAAGGTTAACAACACCCTGACCCTGCTGGGCGATTCCCGCCGTGGTACTCGTCACAACACCGAAGGTGCTAATGAGTCTGTTGAGACCTATGCGTTCAGCATTCCTCACTTCCAGATCCATGACCGCATTGAGCCAAAAGATCTACAGGGTCGCCGTCGTCCCGGTACTGACAACGAAGCTGATACTCTGGCTATGGCCCGTATGCGTAAGCTGGAACGTATGCAGAAGCAAATCGGTATCACCAAAGAATACCTCGCCGTACAAGGCATCAAGGGTAATCTGGTAACTCCAAATGGTAACACTGTAGCTAACTACTACACCTCTTTTGGTGTATCCCAAAAATCTGTGGATTTTGTTCTGGGTACAGCTACTACCAAGGTTGGTGATAAGATCGAAGAAGTGATTGCACACATTCAGGACAACATCCTGTCTGGTGATATCGTAAATGATATCGTTGTACTGTGCTCCCCAACCTTCTTCCAGAAACTGGTTACCCATGCTAAAGTAGAATCTGCTTACCAGTTCTACATGAACACTAATCAGGGTTCTGGCGTTCAGGTGTTGCGTGATCGTCTGGGTTCTGGTCTGTACCGATCTTTCTCTCACCAAGGTCTAGTGTTCATTGAATATCGTGGCAGCTTTACGAAGCAGGATGGTACTGTTGAAGCTCTGATCGAAGCTGATACCGCTTACGCTGTACCATTGGATGTTAGCGACCTCTTTGAGGCGTACAATGGCCCAGCAGATCATCTGGATTTCGTTAATACGCTAGGTGAAAGCATGTATAGCTGGGAGTATCAAGATCCCCGTGGATTTGGCTACGACATCTTTGCAGAGTTCAACACCCTGCACTTGAACCGAATGCCCCAAGCTGTTGTTAAGTGCGTAACAAGCAACTAAGCATTCTTGTCCAAAGCCTGTTAGGAAGTTCTTGACAGGCTTTCAGCAAGTGTGTTTTAATAGCCTTTTTATTTAAGGAGGCTATATGAGAAAATCTACACTGGAAAAGATATTACACAGGCTCAGTGAGCTAGATAACGGCGTTGAATTTATCTCTAAGGATTACGAACGCGGTGGCACACACTGCCACTTTAAATGTTCTTGTGGAAACATCTGGTCAGCTTCTCACACGAAGGTGTGTAAGGGGAGTAAGTGTTCAAAGTGCTCTAGGAGTAGTAGGCGTATCACTACCGAACTAGCTAATGACAGGCTTGCTAGTCGCGGACTAGAGCTAGTTAAAAGACACTCCAATATAGAGTTTGCAACATTCAAATGCTCTACTGGTCATACTTGGGATGCAAGGTTTAGCTCTGTATATAACAACCAAACCGGATGTCCACATTGCTCACAGAGAGCCATGAAAACCTACGAAGAAGTTGTTGACGCGTTGAATGATCGTAAAATAACACTAATCTCGAATGAATACTTGGGCGTGAAGAAACAACATGACTTGCAATGTCAAGTGTGCGGACACAACTGGAGAATCACTCTTGGTGGTGCTATTAAGGGCACAGGTTGTCCAAAGTGTTCAAATAGATTGAAAATAGGTATCGAGCAGGCTGTAGTAGTTGCAAAGGAACGTGGGTTTGAGGTACTTTCAGAGGATTATATAGAAGGTACTACAAACTCGTTTATGGTCAAATGTGACAACGGACACATTTTCAGAACAAACAGACATAACTTTGTGAATGGTGGCAAAGGTTGTGCTAAATGCGCTAATAACCTGCCGCTAAGTCTTGACGAGAAGAATACAAAGCTAGAAAAGAACGGTTGGAGACTGCTAGAGGATGTTCCTAGTGTAAACGCAATCGGTAAATTAGAATGCACCAAGTGCGGAGGAAAGAAAGAGGCGAACGTTTCTAGATACATGAAAACATACGTGCTGTGCAGGCGTTGTGAACCGTGTGACTGGGAGCGAGGATTTAGTCCAAAGTTACCGGCAATCTTATATTACCTTAGGATATCTAACGGTGATCAGATACTTTATAAGTTAGGTATCACCAACAGGACTGTGAAAGATAGGTTTAAGAAATCTGAGTTAGATAATATAGAAGTCCTCAGGGAGCTTAAATTTGAAACAGGTCAGCAGGCACACGAGTTAGAACAGTATTACCTAAACCTGTTTTCTGAATACCGATACAAAGGTGATCCTATACTGAAATCTGGTGGGAATACAGAAATCCTGACCACCGACATTCTCGGACTAGACACTCTCAACCAAAAGCCTCTCTAACCAGAGGCTTCTTTAGCCGGAGCCTCCCCCACACCACTCGGAACAAATTCTTCCGGCGTAATATCCAGCAACGACACATCCTCGTCCACACCACCCCGCTGACATATTTTTTTAGGAGGCTACATGGCATTCACATTCAATCCAGATTTATCTGACACGATCTCTCAAGTAAGATTTCTTATCCAAGATGTGACAGAGGCTGCTCCGTATTTCCAAGACGAAACAATCTCAGCTCTACTGCTCACCAATAACAATCGCGTCCTAGATGCAGCTAAAGGTTTGGCTCAGGCACTCTGGACACAATATCTACACAAAGCTGATGTAGCTGAAGTGGATGATGTTCGTATAGAATTTAGGGACAAGGCCAATCAGTTCAAGATGCTCTACGAGGAGCTATCTAAGCAAGCAACTATTTCTAGATCATCTGGCGTACTGCCTATCTTCTTCGGTGGTATTGACCGAGCACAGTTTGATAATACACGTAATGATAGCACCACAGTCAAACCATCCTTCACAAAAGGTGGTATACGATTCGATAAGCAATTCCCTGAGCTATATCCAGTAGACGAAGAACGCTACTGGCCTAGATAATCGGAGGGAATATGTTTAGAGAGAATATCAAGCGTGAAATTGCAAATGCTTGGATAAGAGAGTTTGGATCAAACCTTACCCCAGTACGTTATCAACGATCTGCTACTAATGGGATATTTGATCCATTAACCGAGACATACACAGGCGGTACAAACGGTATTGACCAGACAGTGAATGGGATGTTTCGTAAGATTAAATCCAGCCTAGTCGATAAGCTAAATCTTACATTAGATGATCGCAAGTTCACTATCCTGCAAGATGATCTGACATTCACTCCAGAAGAGAATGATGTATTAGACGGTGAGTGGCGTGTCGTTAAATATGACGAAGATAATGCCAGTGTCTTTTACAATATCTATGTGAGGCGTGTATGAATGGGTGGGATGATCTTGATGAATGGATAGAGGAAGAGGCTGAACGTATCGTCAAGAAGGCTAAGACGGAAGCTGGCGACGAATTCTTACAGGAAGTAACATCTCCGACAAACAACTGGAAAGACACCAAGCATTACAACTCCAACGGTAATACACCTGTGCTTGAAGGCAACCTAATGGCAAATACGGAGGTTGGTGTTAATACTGCCCCAGATGGTGAGAATCCTTACGAAGATGAGGATGGGAAACAGACCTATATAAGAGGTATTGCCAAAGTTAGGGCCGCAAATCCTTGGGACAAAATATACTTCGTAAACGCTACTGAATACAACATACAGGCAGAGTTTGAAGGCTGGGGAAAATCTAGCCCATACAGATACTGGCAAACATCTTATAACAACATGCTGGAGGCTATAAATAAATGAATCTACAGCCTTCTGAAATACGTTCGCACATCATTACACATATCAGCACAAACTATTCAGAAACTCCTGTTGAGTATCCACCAAATCCATTCAAAGAGAATAATGTTAAAGAATGGGTAAGTGTCCATATTGACATGGGTGAAGGCTACACAGTGATGAAGGGGCAAGGCACTACAACAAGACATCTTGGCCTAATTCATTTTGCTGTAAATGTTAAACGGATTCAATCTGATCCAAGATCACTTGGTACAAGACGTGTCTATGAAATTGTAGATGCTATCCTTGCTGCAATGGAACGTAAACGACTAAACGGATCTGCTGTTGTAACTAGAGCAGGACGTGTTGACACATCAGACTTGACAGATAAAACAGGCGAGATTTCTTTTGCCTTGGTTACAATTCCATTCTTTGTAACGTAAAGCATCACTTGTCCATTTGGACAGATGATCCTCCCTGTAGGTAACAGGAAACAATATATTGTTTAAACTTTAAATCTTCTAGGAGAACACTACATGAGTTCATCTAACCTTGTTTCGGTAAAGTACGTACCGGAAGTTACATACGATACAGTTCCAGCCAACTCCCCTGATTGGAAATATACACGTTTCACTGGTGAGTCACTGTCTGCCACTGCTGATACAACCACCTCTAGTGAAATCCGCCGTGACCGTTCTATCAGTGATCTGCCTCTTGTTTCTATCACTACGGGCGGCTCTTTGGATATTGAGTTTTCTGCTGGTACTTTCGATGACTTTATTGAAGCAGCGCTAGCCTCTACTTGGCAAGCCTCTACTCCAGCGATAGGTAGCCAACAGCTCAAGCTAGGTACTACCGAGTCTTCTTTCTCCGTAGAGAAGCACTTTGAGGACATTAACAAGTTCGTCCTCTACTCCGGTATGCGTGTCGGAACCTTCAACCTATCTATGGCTTATGGTTCTATCCTGACAGGCTCTATCGGCTTCGCTGGTGCCTCCGCATCTACTCCTGCTACCTCTGCTGTAGGTACAGGTTCTGTAGCCTCTGCTACCACTACAGAGGTTCTGAACAGTACTTCTGACTTCGGTACTATTGAGATTGGTGGTGTGCCCACTACTATCTGCCTGTCCTCTATGGACATCAGCATTGATAACTCTCTACGTGCAATTGGTTGTATTGGTAGTGCTACTGCTAAAGATCAGAAGCTAGGTACTGCTAACATCACTGGTACTATTGAGATTTATCTGGATGCGTCTTCTTTCGCATATTACGAAGCAGCTCTGAACAATACATCTACTTCCCTGAAGTACACTGTAACTGATGGCACAGATACTTACGAGTTCTTCTTACCAAAGATTAAACTGTCTTCTGACTCCCCGCAGGCATCAAGTCTCGATAGCGACACAATGGTATCGCTGTCCTACACAGCACTGTACGATCCAACTGAACAATCTTCTATTGTCATTACAAAAACCACTGTATAACACTTGACAGATACAACCTCCTTGTGAGATAGTACAGTTTGACTATTGAACGAGGAGGTTGTATGGCAAGATTCAAAGTCGGAGATGTTGTAGAAACAAAGTACAACGGAGAGATAGAAGTTCTAGAGAAAAAGTCTCAGAGCTATTATGTACGTTTTCTGAATACTGGCTATGAAAGATGGGCGCACTCGGGTCAGTTGTATAAGGGGTTAATTTCAGACCCATACTCCAGAACCGTAGCTGGTGTTGGGTATGTAGGGGAGGGTGATTATAAACCTAGCCAACATCCCAAAACCTATTCAAAGTGGTGTAACATGGTTAACAGGTGCTACAACACAAATCACGCAGGTTACCAAGCTTACGGAGCTAGAGGTGTGACTGTGTGCGAAGAGTGGTTGTGCTTCCAGACCTACGCTGCTTGGCATGACTCAAACTACATTGCAGGTTACCACTTAGACAAAGATTTGTTGAGCGAGGGTGGTAAAGTTTACAGCCCAGACAGTTGCTGCTTTCTACCAAGAGAGATAAACAACATCGTTATAGGAAAAGTGCAGAGGTGGGTTGATTCGACCAAGCACTTACCTACTGGTGTTATCTCATCCCCCTCTGGTTACAAGGCTAAGGTTGGTAACACATTAACTAAGGTAAAAGAGCTTTCAGAGTTCTTTGACACGCCAGAAGCAGCGTATGTTGCCTACAGGAAAAGAAAAATTGAGGTTGTTCAAGAGCTTGCTGACCTGTATTATGAACAGGGGCGCATTTCAAGTAGAGTGCATCAAGCACTACTTCAATGGCAACCTAACTGAGCGATGACTCATTCGAGTCAAGATTGGCTGATCGGATCGTTTACCCGTTTAGGTCTGGTCAGTCATTTTAAAACGGGCTACAACGGGTTAAGAGGTAATTAAAATGGCATTTACAATTGGTACAGTAGACAAGGCAAAACAGGCTGAAGGTGTTTGGGAAGAGTTTGAGGGTAGCGAGTTTCTTATCGCTTACGCACAAAACCCCACTTTCCTCCGTGAGAAGGACAAGCTTGAAAGGCCGTTTAAGCGACAGATCCAGCAAGGCAAATTGTCTCCTGAAGAGTCTAAACGAATTATGTGTAAGGCTCTGGCACACGGAGTTCTGCTGGACTGGAAAGGTGTTACCGATGGCACAAAGGAAATTCCTTACGATGCCGAAATCGCTGCACAAGAGTTGCAGGATAACCCTGAACTGCTCGAGTTTGTAGTGAATGTAGCAGCAGACGTTGCCAACTACAAGCGCGAAGAGGTTGAACGGAAAGCGCGAAAAAGCTAAAGACGCTTTAATGTGGCATCTTGATTGGTCTGAAAAAGAAGATGTCCTATGGGGCATGTATGAAAAGACTGGTGAGATGCCACCTGCCCTTGTTAATCGTCCTGATATTGATGGTTGGACAAGTTGGTATTTAGATGCGTTCTTCCTCCTATCCAATTCAAGACAAACAGGTATGAGTGTCGGCAAGATACCATTGTCTGAGATGACAAACTATGCAATGGTGTTTGATACGTTGGGTGAAGATGTTAAAGACTTTTGCTTAATTTTATCTAGGCTAGACTCAGCCTACTTAGAATGGTTGGATAAGAAGAAACCTAAGAAGGGGGCTGCTAAATGACATACGTTGTTGGCTGTCCCCTTTTTCTTTGCCCTAAATTCACGATAGGAATATAACATGGCAGATGAGAAAAGATTACAATTAGTTATAGACCCGTCTAGAGCCAAGAGCGGGGCAAAGGTTGCAAAGGATGCTGTTCTGTCTGTAGAGGCTGCTGCGGATAAAGCAACAAAGGCTTTAGCTAAACTAGAACGCGCTATCTTGTCAGGAAGCTCTCCACTAGATAAACTGAACAAAGCAATTGGACACGTTGTTAATGTGAACCAAAAGATGCTGAAGTCTATTAATGACCTGTCGGCAAAACTAGATGGCGTGAACACATCTGTCCGTAATGGCGCACAAGGACTAACCAACTGGGAGAAGTCTTTAGAACGTGCCAAGGACAAGACAGCCATGCTCAACTCTGAGCTAGGTAGGCAGCTTGTCGCAGAGAAACAATTACATGCAGAATTAACTAAGCAGATTAAGGTTGGTTCAGATCGTATTAACCAACTATCTGCTCAAGAGATGGCCCAAAAGAAACTAGCCGACTCTGTAGCCTTCTGGACTCAACGCACTAAGGATCTAAACTCTGAAGAATATAAATCCCTTGTACAGATGCGGGAGAAAGCACGTCAGCTAGAGGCTTACGAGAAGTCTATGGTGGATGGATTGTCCACTACGCAAAAGGCTGCTAAGGCTGAGAATGAACTACGCAAGGCTATTGAGCGTGGTAAGATTGAGCTAGACCAATATGAGAACGGATTGGCTCAAAAGAATATTGAGATGCAGGAGAGCATCGCTATTCAACGTAGACTAGCGCAGTCTGAGGCTAGATTGAAAGCTACAATGGATGGTACATATGACACTATCATCAAGAATGAAGCTGCTATAAGGAGATATAAGCGAGAGTTGCTTGGTCTAGAAGATGCTAATAACCGGCTCAACAGGTCAAACAGAGATTTAAGCCAAGGTTTTACTGCTCTAGGTGGTGCTCTTGGTACAATTACAGGAGCATACGCCGTAACTGAGGTGATTCGCCTAGCTGATGCTTATAAAGCAGTTGGAAACAGAGTTGCTGTGGTGACGGGCACTACTGAAGGCTTATCAGAGAGTATTGCTGCGTTGTTTAAAGTGTCTGTTAAATCACGTACTGAGTTGGATGCCACAGTTGATGTGTATGCCAAAATGACTCGCGCAAACGAGCAACTGGGATATTCACAACAAGAAGTCCTCCGTATAACAGAGACTGTATCAAAAGCAGTGGCGATGTCGGGTGCATCTGTGCAAGGTGCACAAGGTGCGTTGCTACAATTTGCACAGGCAATCAGTGGTAACTTCCAAGCATCTGCACAAGAACTTAACAGCATCATTGAACAGGCACCTGCTCTTGGTGCTGCAATGGCTGACGCACTCAACACAGTTAATCCTGAACTGAACGCAACCATTGGTAATCTAAAGGCTCTTGCTAAAGAGGGTAAGATAACTTCAGCAGATCTCCTTCAAGGTTTCCTTAATATCTCAGATGAGATTGATGGAAGATTTAGTGCCTCAACGGAGTTGGTTGCAGAACGCTGGAGGAATGTAGTAGATGCTATTACAATTTACATTGGGGAGACAGACAAAGCTCTTGGTATAACTAGCAGAATCTCCGCAGTGTTAAAAGACTTTTCACTGAATATAAAACAGTACGCCGATGAAATTGATGCCGCACTACTAGGGATTGGCGCAGCGCTTGGTGTTGTTACAATTGCACTTGGTGCATTCATTGTGAGTATTGCAGCGATCCCGTTGTTAATAGCCGGTGTTGTCGGAGGCGCTGTCGGTAGTATATACTATTTCAGAGATGAAATTTCAAACACACTCAAGGAGATTGAATTAGCATTTTATGAAACACTGCTGCAAGATATACCTGCTGTGTTCTCTGATGCTGGTAGTGCATTGATTGAAGGGTTTGCTAGTTATTTAGAGTATGGTGCACAACCAATAGAATCACTGCTAGACCTTGTTTTTAAAGCCGTTGACAAGATAGCAGATGCGTTTGAAGGAAGTATCTTACAGAGTGCCCTCACTACATTCGGTATGAGATTCCAGCTAGTAGGTAAACAAATCCAATTATTCTTTGCAGAAGTATGGTCTAATATCCTATCTGGATTGGAGTCCATGATCAATTCCGCTGTATGGATGCTAAACAAATTCATACAAGAAACCGTCTACAAACTAAACCAGATTCGTGACTTCATTGGTAAAGATGCTTTAGTTGTAGATGCAATCACTCCTGTAATCTTCTCATCTGATGCAAAGAAAAATGTAGAAGACTTGCGTGGGGAGATTGAACGCCTCAGCGGGGATATAAATACACAAGCTGATGTTACGCAGAGGTTAATTGATGAGGAGAAGGAGGACTTACAGCTTAAAAAGGATATAGCAGAGTGGGCGTCTTTTGCTGGTGACGCCACTATAACATTTTCCAACTCTAACAATGTTCTATCTGACTCATTAGGTGGCTCTAATAAAGAACTAGAAAAACTAAAGGATGCCTTTATTGAGCTAGAGGACGAAGCACTCTCCCCAGTAGAAAAGCAGCAAAAAGAACTAGCCAAGATTTGGAACACACTTGTTAAAGGTGGTAAACTTCTAGGTAGATCCACGGACGAGATTAACAAGATATTCGTCAAACACGCAATGGAAATATCTGGTGCAAATGATCGCCTAGAAGAGTTGCGTGACACCTATAAAGAAATCACTTACCAAATGAATCCAGCCCTCGAAATCCAAGAAAAGATGATTGAGGCGGAACGTGCATTTAACCAAGCTGTTGCTGTTGGTAGTGAAAATATAGCTGATAAAGAACAATGGCTAGACCGCTACCGCAGAAGTATTGACGGGACAGATGACCGTCTACAAGCACTCCAAGAGACCATTGCCGACACATTCATGGACGGATTTGAGGCTGCGATGGAAGGTGGCGAAGAGTTTAAGGATTGGTTTGATGACTTACTGAAACAACTTGCTCTACAAGCTATTCGTAACCAGATTGTTATTCCGATTGTTGGTCAGTTCTTAGGGACGAATGGTGGTACAGCCGGAATGGTTCAGCAAGGCATGTCTGTGCTGGGTGGTGGGGGTAATAACACACAGGGTACATCTGGTGGTATATCTGGAGTTGTCAGCAACATCGGCTCGCTGTTCGGCGGTAACTCAATGGGTATAATGATCAGCGACGTTGGTGGATGGATTGGTGGCAGTTCTCCTATTGCTGGTACAGGGGCGGGTAATTACATCTCTGGTGTATCTGCTAATGCTGCGAATCTAGCCAACTGGCAAATAGCTGGTGGTGGTATGCTTGGTGGTGTTCTTTCTGGTGCACTAGGACTGTCTGGAGAATACTCCGCCATTACAGGTGCTGCTGGAACAGCATTAGGGAGTGCTTTGCTTACACCTGTATTGGGGCCATTTGCTCCTCTTGTAGGCTCTTTCATTGGTAGTGCTCTTGGTGGATTGATAGGCAACAGTGAGCCATCTAACAAGGAAGGTATAGCCACTCTTGGTGATATTTCTGACCCCGGCACTCTAAGGATCTCAGGTCAGACTGGCAAAAAGTTCAGTCAGGAAAACAGGGACGCTGCCGAAAGTATTGCCACCGTAATTAGCGGAAATGTCTTAGGTACACTTGGTTCAATCTCTGGTGAGCAGATGACTGGGAAACTGATTACCGGCGTCGGTAATCGTGACCCACTCAGATTCCTCTACACTGATCCAACCACCGGCACAACATACGGTATGGGTCGTCTCGGAAGTAAGACTTTTGACTATGATGTATCTGTGACTGAATATCTTAAGCAACAGGGGATAGACACTGATGGTCTTGAGTCAAACACTCGTGACATCAACACATACTTGGACACAGTGACCACATTCTTTGCCACGATGCAAGAGATCGATCTTACTGTGTACAAGGATTTAGCCGATGAAAACGAGCTACTGATAGATTCAATCAAACGTGTTGAACTACAATTCAGCTTTGTAAGAGGTTTGTTTGAGGATATTGGTGACTCAACCGAAGTGACTAGAGAGTTTGCTGATACTTGGATGGATGAGGTTATTAAACCTCTCCTTGACAGTGAAGAATCCTTGTCAGAGGGTATGACAAGACTTGCGCAGCAATACTCTGTTGTAAAATCTTATACAGACTTGTTTGGACAATCTCTTGGTAATACCGCTCAGGGAATACTTGTTGCTACGGATAATATCATCAAAGCATCAGGAGGTCTTGAGCAATTCAATGCTGCTGCAAGTAGTTATTACCAGAACTTCTATTCTGAAGAAGAGCGGTTTGAACACTTCTCCGAGAATCTTACCAATGTGTTCAAGGATCTTGGGTTAGAACTCCCAACAACAACTCAAGGCTTCCGTGATCTTGTCGAAGGATTAGACTTGACCAAAGAAGCTGACCAAGAGTTGTACGCTACACTGTTGAATCTAAATCCTCAAGTTAAGCAGTATATTGATGGATTAGAGTCAGTAGGTGCTGTACTTGATGAATTAGGTCAGATAATATTCCCATTCAGGCAACGTGCGGATGAAGCACTTGAAGCTGTGAAGCAGGCGATAGCTGACCAGAAGGCTCTGATTGATGATAGATACAACAGTGAGCGGGCTAGGCTTCAGGGACTACTTGATCAAGCCCAAGCTGCATACGATTCACAACAAGAGGTATTTGATCAGCATCAGGAACACATTGACGGACTGAAGCGTTCATTAGAGTTGTTACGTGATGTCTATAACTCAATGGTCATGGATACATTTACGGCAAATAAGACGCGCAGGGAGAACGCACAAGCCTTGATTCAGGGAGCCGTAGCGTCAGGGCAAACCTTGTCGTATGATCAGTTGCAACCTGCATTGTCTACATTGCAACAACCATCTCAGCAATACTTCGCAACCTTTGAAGACTATGCTCGTGACTTCTACCAAACAAAAGGACTGATTGGAAGTCTAGGTGATATAACTGAGCAGTCTGTGTCTACAGAGGAAAAAATCCTGCAAGAAATGAAGGATACTGCCTACGAGCAAGTGTTGTACTATACCAATATGCTGGAAAAGCTGGATATTTGGTACGATGCTGAGATGTCTGCACTGGATAGACAACTGGCGGATGCTCAAGCAATGTATGATCTGGTTACTGGGACAAAAGTCAGCATTGAAGGGGGTCTAGCAAATGTCGTGTCGGCAATAAATGGGCTACAAGGTGCGCTTGCATCGTTAGCGACATTAGGTAGAACGACATCAGTTGGAGGTGCATCAGGCGCAACATTCGGCTCTATTGAGTTGAACGGTAGTCTGACACCAACAGTTAGTGTTCCTAATGATCCTCTAACGCAGGCGTATAACGACCTGTTTGGACGTGATCCTGATATTGAAGGGTATCAATACTGGGCTAATGAAATCAACAGGGGTGTTATAAACCTAGACAACCTAGAGGAATCCCTCATTCGGGGTGCTATTGGTGAAGATGCTCTGAAGGTTCCGCAATTCGCTGACGGTGGTATTCACACAGGCGGTTGGCGAATTGTTGGTGAAGAAGGTCCAGAGCTGGAATACACACCACCAAGTCGTATCTATAGTAACTCCGACTCATCTGACATGTTCGATATGTCAGAGCTAGTGGCTGAGGTGAAACAGCTTAGGGAAGATATGCGTTCAACTAATTATGCCATTGCTAAGAATACTCAAAAGACTGCTAAGACTCTTGAGAAATTCGATTACGATGGCTTGCCTGAACAACGCACTGTCTAACACAATTTAGCACAAGGATGTGCTCCCCTTTAAGGAGGTGATAATGAAGATTGTACGTCCTGTAACGATTACGGACACGATTTTAGTATCCTCCGACATTCCTGAAAATGATTACGCTGAGTGGCTGTCTACAACAACATACGCCATTGGTGATAAAGTGATCGTAACAGATGTTGGAGTGCATAGGATATATGAAGCATTAACAATCAATACGGATAAGTACCCACCGGACAACTCTGTAGGAGATACGCCAGACTGGTTAGATATTGGTGCAACTAATCGGTGGAAGATGTTTGATGGTAAGACATCTACATACACAGAAGCCGCTGATACAGATATTGTCGTAACATTGAACACAGCATCTGTTACAGACAGCCTTGTTCTGTTTGGTCTGTCTGGGGCCACTGTAAATGTAACAGTGGTGGATGATGTTGATGGTGAGGTGTATAACAAGACAGTCAATCTAGTGTCTACGTCAGGTATAAACGATTGGTATATGTATTATTTTGAACCAATTGAATATGTATCAGACGTAGCCTTCCTAGACCTTCCGCCATACTCTACAGCCGACATAACAATCACAATCACTGGCACAGCTCCTAAATGTGCCTTATGTGTACTAGGTAGTCAGTTTGAGATTGGCGACACTGTGTGGGGTACTGGTGTAGGTATTGTAGATTATTCTAGGAAGGATGTTGATGCGTTTGGTAACTTCACCATTGTGCAAAGACGTTTCAGCAAAACTGCTGACTACGATATTACGATCAACACTCCTCGTGTTGCGTCTGTTCAGAGAACATTAGCAAGCTATCGGTCTACACCTTTGGTTTGGATTGGGAATGTAGATTTCCCTGAGACAATCATCTACGGATATTATAGAGATTTTGATATAGTGCTTTCTAATGTAAGTGTTAGCGATTGTTCGCTCACTGTAGAAGGACTTTAACGGGAGAATATGAAACATGGCTTATACACCAATAAATGATTTACCACCAGCACCTCAACGTAATGATTCTCCAGAGGATTTTGTTACAAAGGCTGATGCTCATGTAGCTGCATTAGCTACTTGGACAAATCAAGTTAACAATGCTGGTATTTATGTAGACACTGTTGTTTCTGATATGAATACCATCAAGACAGACACAATCTCATCAAGAGACCAGGCTGAAGGTTTTGCTGCGGCATCTAAACAGAGTGCTGAAGAGTCACAACAATACAGCCAGATTTCCTTAGCAGCAGCTAATTTCAAAGGTGAATGGCAAGACTTGTCTGGCCCCCTGTCCATTCCAGCCAGCGTGTATTGGAACGGTAAGTATTGGGTGTTGCTAAATAATGTAGCCAACGTATCTAGCGAAACACCATCTGATACAGCAACTAATTGGGCTGAACTTGCTGCTATTCAAGTTGTTCGCACACCAGTCATTATATCTCCTCAGAGCGGGTCTGTAGGAGTGGTTCCTACGCCAACACTTGAGGCAAGTGCTTATGGCAACATCTATGGGGATGTGCGTAACTACCGCCTGTTCCAAGTGGACGATGGAGACTTCTCTATACCAATATATGAATTCCAAGGTGATGTAGACAGCCACACTGTAGCATCAACCCTCCCTTTAAACACACAGCTAAAATGGCGTTGTAAAGATGTTGCTGTTGGAGGTGCTGAAAGTAATTGGTCTGGTGTGAGTGTGTTTAGCACAGGGGATGTCACTGTAGCTACACCAACTCTCTCCGTTGAAGGATCTCCTACAGATGTACCTGAATCACCATTACTAGAAACATCTGCATTTTCTGTTTTAGGTGGTACAGATACGCATCTAAATACCGATTGGCAGATACTCAACGACCAGCTAGTTGTTGTGTGGGAATCTCCAGCTGACAGTGTTAACAAGCTGTCCATCACTATGAATGTTGGTGTTTTGCAAGAATCCACCACCTACACATTCCGAGCCAGACATCGTGGTGCGGTATACGGAGCAGGTGCTTGGGTAAGTGTTGTCGCCACTACAAAGGCTATGTTCTTCGATGACAACTCTGACGTAGATGGCTTGACATTCGCTGCAATGGACACTGCCGGTAACTTTGACTCCACCACTGATACAGGTTTCTTTGGTGAAATTCCTGCTACAGACCTTGTTGATGATTATGATTATCGTGGCACATGGTCTGCATCTGTTGCATACACTGCTGGTCAGAGTGTTGTTTACAACGGCGTTAAATATGTAGCACTGACATCTACAACTGGTAATCA